AGCTTCTTTAGCTTTTTGTTCTTCTTGGCGTTTTTTCTCAGCTTCTTTAGCTTTTTGTTCTTCTTGGCGTTTTTTCTCAGCTTCTTTAGCTTTCTGCTCTTCTTGGCGCTTTTTCTCAGCCTCTTTAGCTTTTTGTTCTTCGGCCTTTTTCTTTTTAGCTAATTCTTTAGCCTTTTTTTCATCTTTTTCTCGGCTTTCAGAAGAGACAGATACACTAGAAGATGAAGATTTAGCGTCTTTGTGTACATCTGCTTGTCCAGTTGTTGGTGGAGCAAGAGCCCCTCCGATTACCATAACTATAAAAGCTACTAGAATTCCAATACTAATCTTTTTCTTTGAACGTTTCTTCTTGGAGAAAAAAGAATATACTAAAAAACATACTCCAAATAGAAAACCAAAGAACCCAACTAAAATTAAAAACGTACTCATTTATTCCTCCTTGTTGAATATATCACTGGGTAAATCAAGTATTTACTCCCACTTGAAGGCAGGTAGTGATAGTCGCCCTTAATAAAGCCTTAACAAAAAGAAAGCCGGAAGGCCAACCTTTTTTAATTAGTAGGGATAGTTTTTTCAAAACTTCCATTATCCATAAAATCTTTCATGATAATAGGAGAACCTGGATAAATAATTTCTACACCAACAACTGCATCAACAGTAGCATCAGGCTTAACATCTGTATCGCCCATCTTTACAAGATCTGGTTTGTAGTCTTGAGGGAACAAGCCATTTGCTCCATTCAATAGTTCTTCGGTTTTATCTGTTTCCTGTATAGGTTTGATTGATGTAGCGAATGCCATCCAAGGACTTTGAGCTTTGTCAGATTTATTAGTATATTGAATTTCAATAGCTAATATTTTTTTATTTGGATCATATTGGCTAGATAATTCTTCAGTGTTTTTTATTACAATCTTTGATGAATCGTCTTCAAAAGTTGTATCACTTGTAGATTTTTCTTCAGTACTTGAATCCATAGAGTTGCTGCTCTCTAAAGTAACCATTGTAGAAGTATTAGTAGTCGTTTTTTTAGGCACATCAGAGTTTGAATCGTTGTTACCACAAGCACCTAATGTGATACTAGAAAACAAGATTAATCCTAACCCAACTATTTTTTTCATATTTTCCTCCAAAAAATAAAATAATTTACTCCCACTTAATGGCAGGTAGTGATAGTCGCCAATTTTAAATTAAAAATCTGTACACGTTTTCAGGTAGCCCATACAAATTTGTTAATTCCTCAACTTTTCTAGGGTATTGATCGTTGTCTTCTTTATAAAGAGAAACAATGAGATTAGCAGCAAAGCAATTCGCTTCGCTTTCTGATTTGCTTCTGGATGTTCGTGTAGATACATAATAGCTAGATAACCCACGATGAAAGATGGCGTGACCAAGCTCATGAGCACAAATGTAAAATCTTTCCTCAGAATCCTTTAATTCGTCATTCAAAAGAATGACAGCACGGCCTAAAATCTCTTGGAATTGACCTTTAGGATCATCAATAAAAGGAACATATTCAATTTGAATGTCCATTTTTTCACAAATATAAAATGGATTAGCGGATTGATACTTCCGCTTTAGGTTTTCCACTAAATTGATAACATCCAATTCCATACCCAATCACTTCTCTTTGTCCTTGTCTTCTTTTTTGAATTTCCAAAACATGCCTGCTAAAACATCTCTGACTCTTTGAAGCTGTTCGGGTGTTAACGTTTCGCCTCCATAAGCCATGTTAGCATTTGATTCAAGTAATTTATCCAGTTCAATCAAATCGTCCTCATTTGCCCATTCCGGAATCGTATTTACATTAACTGGTGAATTCTCTTCAAAATATGATATTGAAACGCCGAGAGCAGTAGATAATTTTTTTAAGGTTTCAAGCGTTGGATCTTTCCGTTCGCCTTTTTCAAATCTTGATATTTGAGAAGCACTCACTCCAGATTTTAAAGCCAACTGGTTAACGCCTAAGCCTCTAGAGGTTCTCAATTTTTTTAGTTTTTCTCCAAACTCCATGATAAACCCCCTTTCTTAATATATGATATAGCCCATAGGCAATAAAATCAAAAAAAATTGCATTTTGGCAATAAAAAGTGTTGCCAAAAGACAAATTTAGTATTATAGTATTGTCATAAGGCAACGGAGGTGTATTAAATGAAAACTTTGCTTAAGCAAGAAAAGCTCTACTCCTTGATGCAATCAAAAGGAGATGATCCATATTCACTTGCTAAAAGAATGAATGTTGCTCCGTCAACAGTTTATAGAATTTTAAACGGAGATCGCGGAATCGGTGGTGAACTAATTCCGAAATTGCTTAAAGCTTTTGATTTATCTGAAAAAGATTTCGATAAGCTTTTTATTTTTAGTGAAGTATTGCCAAAAAACAACAGACAGGAGATTGCCAAATGACACGACAAGAAAAAATAAACATTGTACTTGATGCTAGACCACGATTGGTTCACATCATCAAATGTGCAAATGATGATCAACTCGATCGTCTAGTTGAAGAAGTCCAAAAAGAGCTTGAACGTGAATTAGACGAAGCAGCTTTCGTTTGATTCTTTAAATTAATAGTATAAAAAAATTGCTCGTATTGATATACGGGCGAATAAGAATATGAGGTGTTTAAACTGTTAAAAAAATCAAGTGTTATTCGAGAATCGTTAGTCGAAGTAATTAATAAGAGTGGTGAGACCAAAAAGGAAATAGCAAGACAAATCAACGTCTCTCAACAGTCATTAAGCGATTGGACAACATTGCTTAATACGAAGCCCGTGACGTTGGAAAATGCTCAGGCGTTAACGGATCATTTTAGAGATTCAGATTTCACTCTTCAAGTGATTCATGAGTTTTTCGGTCTATTCAAATCAATTGATGGTGATGTTTATAGAAGAGATCCATCTTCATTAGACAAGTTGCAAATGATTGAATCAGATGAGCGGAAACAGAAGAAGCAAGAAGTAGAAAAAATTCTTCTTAAACAAGTAAATTACTTAACTGTTGATGATCGTCAACAAATCATTGCATATGCTTATGAATTTTTAGACGAGATCATGGTTGAAGTCACACTAATAAGTGCATTATGCGAAATACTTGGAATCGATATTCGCAAGCTTAGTGAGGAACGGCTGTCGTACTGGGTAGCACAAGGATATATGAAAGGATGATGGAAATGGAAACATTGGAAAATATTTTTCCAAAAAAAGTTGTCTTGAAGCGCAACAATAAAAGAAACATTGAAAAATTAACATACTCAGTTACTGAAGCGGCATTAGCTATAACAACAAATCCTCAAAATGTTAAAGATTTGATTGAGATGGGATACATCGGTTTTTTGAAACTCGGTGAAATTAGAATTCCTAAAACTGAAGTCGCTCGATTTTTAGAGAATCATATGAATGAAGATCTTGCTAGCGAAATTGCTAAATATAGAGAGGAGAGAAAGAAATGAAAACTGTATTTAAAATGACTGTCAAGAGCGCTTTGCTTATGAGTCTAGTAGCAATCGTACTGGCAAGTATTAATCCAGCATATGCACTTATTTATTGGGGAACCTTAGTAGCGGTTACTGCTGTAAGAGAAAGTTTCAAAATGCCAACACAAAAAAGACCGACCAGCGACGGCAATCGCTAATCGGCAACATAACAAAATATCTTATCTGTATTTTAGCATGAAAGGAAGGCTAAAACAATGAACGATTTTGGACAAGCATTAGATCAGTATTTAACTACTCCAGAATGGGGCACACCACACGAAGAGGAGGAAGACGATGAGTAAGTCTATTTTAGAAATGAGCCATCAAGAATGGCTTGAGGATCGTCAAAAAGGTATTGGTGGTTCTGATGTTGGAACGATTTTAGGATTGAACAAATGGAAATCACCTTATCAATTATGGCTTGAAAAAACAGGGCAAGTTGTACTTGAAGAAACAGCAAGCGAGCCAGCTTATTGGGGCAATATCTTAGAAGAAGTTGTTGCTAAAGAGTTTCAAGAACGTACAGGTAAAAAGGTTCGCAGAAGAAATCAAGTCTTTGAACATCCACTGCATCCGTTTCTAAGAGCGAATATTGATCGGGACGTAGTGGGAGAAAATGCCATTCTGGAATGCAAAACAGCCAATCAATTTCTCGGTAAAGAATGGGAAGGCGAAGAGGTACCGCTTAGTTATCTCTGCCAAGTTCAGCATTACATGAACGTTCTAAACAAAGACTATTGTTACATCGCTGTCTTGATCGGTGGCCAAAAATTCATCTGGAAGCGGATTGAACGAGATCAAGAGCTGATCGATACAATCACTGAACAATTAGTAGAGTTTTGGGAAACGAACGTTCTTGGAGGTATCGAGCCTGTAATTGACGGAAGTGAAGCGACTGCTGACTTCTTAAAAGAAAAATATGCAGATGTAGAAGAAAATCAAACAGCTCTACCATCACGTTTTGATGAACTTATCGAGCAAAAAAGAGAACTCAAGCGGACGAAAAAAGAAATTGAGTCAGCTATCCGTCAAGTAGATAACGAGATTATCAGCGAGCTAGGAAAACGTAAGGCAAGTATCGGGATCACTCAAAAAAACATCATCAGTTGGAAACTTGTTAGTACTAAACGCGTGAACTCGAAGAAACTAGCAGAGAAATATCCAGATATCGCAAATGATGAAGAGATTTATAACGTTACTGAATCAAGAAGGCTAACCGAAAAGGAGATCAAATAATATGGCAACAAATGAATCGTTAAAAAATCAATTGGCAGCAAAGCCACAGAAACAAGTTGCACCAGGTCAATTAGGACTTAAAGCTTTGATGAATACACCAACAATGAGAAAGAAGTTTGAAGAAGTACTTCATGACAATGCTAATGCTTTTATGTCGAATGTTATGACTCTTGTATCTAATGACAGTTATCTTGCAGATAGTGAACCGATGTCTATCATGAGTGGTGCGTTAACTGCTGCAACATTAAATCTTGGGCTAGATAAGAATTTAGGTTATGCATATTTAGTTCCATTCAATAGTAAAAACAAGCAAACAGGTAAATGGGAAAAGAAAGCTCAATTTATGCTTGGCTATAAAGGATATATCCAATTAGCCCAACGATCAGGTAAATACAAAGCATTAAATGTGATTGAAGTTTACGAAGGAGAACTAAAAAGCTGGAACCGACTGACAGAAGAGTTTGAGTTTGATCCAAATGGTAGAACATCTGATGAAGTCATTGGATATGTTGGCTATTTTGAATTACTGAATGGATTCAAGAAAACTGTCTATTGGACCAAACAAGAAATTGAAGCTCATCGAATTGCTAACAATAAAGATCGAGATAAGACAAAGTTAAGTGGTGTGTGGGCATCTGATTACAATGCAATGGCACGAAAAACTGTTTTGAGAAATCTTCTTTCTAAATGGGGGATCTTATCCATTGAAATGCAAGAAGCTACCACATCGGATGAGAGAGTCCAAAGAGTTCAAGAAGATGGCAGCATTATTGCTGAAACAGAAGTTGAGGAAGATATTCCTGAAAGAAAAGAAGCAGAGGTTATTTCTGAAGAAAACGAAGATGTACAAACTGGATTATTTGATGCATCTAATCCGCCGTTAAACAAATAATGAGGGAGTTTTCTCCCTCAAATTACTAGAACGAAAGGAGGAACACAATTGGATTACATCGGACAGCTTAATGCTTTTGACAATTGGCTTGAATATAACGAGCTTGGCGCTGGTCCCCAACTGCTTTGGTATAAGCTAATGGCTATAGCAAACAAAAGTGGATGGCAGAGCGAATTATCGATTGCCAATACAAGGCTACAAGCAATGACTAAAACGTCTGAAAAAACATTGATTAACAATCGTAATCAATTGATCCAAAACGGACTCCTTCAATATAAAAAGAGAGGTCGTACAAAAGCTGGAGTTTATATTCTTTCTGATCTAACTGGAAATTTTACAGTAAAAACTACAGTAGATAATACGGTAGAAAACTCCGCTACTGGAAATATTCCAGTAGATAGTAAAGTAAATCCGAAAGTAAATAGGGAAGTAAATCCTTCAGTAGATCCTACAGTAAATCCTTCAGCTTATATAAACAATACAAAACAAAACAAGACAAATAAAGAAGATGATATAGGCGTGTATGAGTTCATCCAAAAAAACTGGGGGAAAGCACCTACTGGACTTTTGCAAGGAGCATTAGGACCGATGATTAAAACTTGGGGAGCAGATATGATTCTCTTTGCTTTTAAATTAGCTTTCGAAAACAACGTTGAGATGCCAGGATTGAAAAAATATGTTGAAGCGATATTAAATTCATGGAGTAATCAAGGAATTAAGACAATGGAATCAGCAGAAAAAGCTCAAGAAGCTTTTAAGAACAAGAAAAAACAAAACTATCTTCCTAAACGTCAAAACAATGTACGGCGTGAAAAGTTACCTGATTGGGTCAACAAACCTCAAGAAGAAAAGACGCTAGATCCTGATAAAAAAGCAGAATTAGAAGCCCGCTTTGCTGCTTATCAGGCTAAGAAGGAGGCGCTTCTTGAGAATGAATAAATATCGTAATCGAAAAACTATCCATCGAGGTATCAAGTTCGATTCTATCGCAGAAGCAGAGTACTACGATCTAGCCTTATGGCAAGCTGAAGCGAACGGCTGGAAAGTAAAACTTCAGGAACGATTTGAGCTGATGCCGAAATTTGAACTAGACGGAAAGAAGTATCGCAAGATCGAGTATATTCCCGACTTCACATTTTATAAAAACGGCAAACTTGTCAAAGTCGTAGATGTCAAAGGAATGCAGACAAAAGACTTTAAGATCAAGGCAAAGTTGTTCTGTCATCAATATCAAGTGCCGTTGATATTAGCTAAAAAATATCGGAATACGTTCAAGGAAGAGCGTTTTTAACGAGGTGGTCCATCATGACAACAGAAGAAGTGATTCAAATGCGAATTCGAAGCATTCAACGTGAAATTGACGATCTGGAACGAACAAAGGCAGTGATGGTCAATGAAACGGCGAGAAAGGCAATCGATTTGCACATAGTGAATTTAAGAAGGGAAATTCGTGGATTGGAGGAATGAGCGTGGATAAGAAAGCGACAATTAAACGAATTGCTGAATTAACCAAGTCAGAATCTTGGCAGGAAGACAAAGAAATAGTTGCAGAAGTCCAAAAGCTCGGCAAATCAATGTGGATTGAAAAGCCTAAACGGAAAACGCCGAGAAAAATTGCAATCTGGCATGGTGATCGAATTCTAGTAACAGGTACTGCTGAACAGTTATCTGAAATTACTGGATTAAGCAAAAACATTATTTGGGATAGAGCTAGGAGCTTATGGATTGATTCAAAAGGACGACAATTTAGGTATGTGGAGGAGAAATAATGTTAGATATGAAAATCGAAGATTATCGAATTACCAGTGATTCTAGAAATATTGTCTTATCGAAGGTAAGACGAGATGAGGAAGGAAACATCCGCTACACAGAAACAAAAGAAGAATCACGAGCAGATATCGGATACTTTCAAACTGTCTCATCGTGTTTAAAGGCGATACAACGCGATTACGTGTTAAGTGAAGAAAGAACGATAAAAAGTATTATCGAGTACAAAAAAGCGTTAGAAAACATCACTAGACAGTTTGAACAGGCATGTGAGATTGAGGAGGAAGCGGAATGAAAGAATATAAACGCCAGCACATTATCAAGCATGCTCTAGAAATGTACATCCAGCGTGAAGGTGCATCGGAAAAAGACATTAAACAAGAAAAGTCGGTTCTTAAAGAAGTGGAACAAGAGATTTCTCGTATGAAAGAGAGGTTTCAAACGGGGTGTGAATGCTAAATGTTCAAAATAGCATTTTATCTGTTCGATTACAAAGATGGTTCGTTTAAGAAAGTTTATTTCCATCACTGGAATGATAGCAAGCCAGTTTTTACAAAAAACAAGAGGAGAGCTCAGGAGTATTTTGATGAAAGATCAGCAAATAAAGATATAGTGCAGTTAAAAAAAGCAGAATCACCATCTGCGAAAACATTATCTATAAAATTGGAGGAAAAAGAATGAAACTAAAAGACGGATTTTACGCTAGTAGCCACGGTATCGGCGGTTTAATGCTAGATATGCCGACTAAGAACCCTAAAACACGTAAGAAACCAAAATTCAAAGTCGGCGACATGGTCCGATGTGAAGCAGAAGAGTTCATCTATCCATTTCGTGGATATGTAGAACACGTCTATAATCACTCAGCGATCATTCGTATTGAAAACACGATGGAATGTGATAAATGGACAGCGAAAAGTAAAGAGAATTTAGCAGTGGTGAGATTGGTGGATATTGAACTAATCAATGACAAATAAAAAAGCCGGATCGCTCCGACTGATGTAATAAATCCGACAAGTTTATTATATCACAGGAGGCAGCTATGGAGTTAAAAGGAATTGAGTTAAGTGACATCGAAAAAATGCAAGGAGATCATTGTGCAATCATCATTTCAAACGGGCAAATGAAAAGTGTAAAGCTTCCTCCGTTTGGAACAATAGTCATAGAATCCCATTGCAATAAAGTCAAGCAAGTTAAAGAAGAAGTGAAACAATTATTTTAAATATCGTCCTACCAGAAAACTGGCGGACACAAGTTGACAAGAACTTTCTTGTTGATTTGTGTCCGCTTTTTTGTTTGCGAAATTATTGAGGAGGCTATCTATATGAATGATTTAATTCAGGAATACAAGAATGACTTGAAAATGTTGAAAAAGCAACATCAAAAAATCTTAAATAAACGATATCGCACACCTGTCAAAGAACATGGGAGAGTGATACATAAATTAATTGATGATCGTTCTCCTCAAGATATAGCAGATCAAAAAGTAATAGCAGAAGCTATCTCTACTACAGAGTACGCTTTATTCTGGTTAGAAACAGGCAGAGAGAAGCCTTTCGATGATGAGCAAGCCAAGAAGATACCAAAGCATAGAAGAGCCGTTAAACTGGCAGATATAGACGTTATGAGCTATCAAGTTTATTTACAGGAAGTAGAAAAGCCAGCAGAAGAGACGATTTCTCCGAAGAAAAAAGAGATGTTGCTCCAAGTGACGGAGATAGAATCTTTGCTTTCTAATAAAGAACTGACATTATTTCATTTAATTAATAAAGATTTATGTACTTATGGAGAAGCAGCAGAACAAATGAATCTAGCTGTGGGTACTGTTAAATCTATGTCACAGCGAATTAAAAATAAGATCGACAATTATTTTGAATATGGTCATCAAATCAATCTATTTGAAATTTGCTAAAACTTGTAAACCATTCCCACCTATAAGTGAAGACAATTAATAGATTAGACACTCACAAGTTTATTCATTCTTTTATTCTGAATAATTGTTCTTCAAAAATAAAATGTAAGGGAGGAAATCTCCCTCATCGTTTTAAATTAAGCTTCGATAGACAGCAGCGGAAATATTAAGAATAAGGATGTGAATTCAACTCCTTCTGAATTCTTTGTATGCTGCTGTCTATTAAATTATTTAAGGAGGGGATTGTATGCATCATTATATTACGAAGTATAGAAACGAGCATAATGAACGAAAAGCGGTTGCGTGGATTCAGTTAAATCTTTTTGGTAAAGCATATTGCTTATTCAAAAGAGAAATCGCAATTTAAAAAAAACCGGTGAGCGGTCTCTTTACGGTTTTAACCTTTTCTAAAGGTTGTGTACTCCTCCTAAATTCTTCATCCGTTGTTGTCTATTAATTTATGTATTGGAGGGTAAGAATATGAAATTATCGATTGAAGGTACTTCAGGAGAAATAAAAGAGTTGCTCCAAGCTAATCAAGGTAGCGAGGAGCATGGCTTTTTGATTATTGATTATCAGAAGATTGGTTCTCATTTGAATGAAGCCATTCATGATATTCACGTAAATAATGAAGTGTGATTTGCATACTCATTGTTACGGAATATGTTGCTAAATCTTTAATGGGAATCGCGTTACTATTTTCTGTAAAAGACTTTGTAAGACTATTTGCTAAATCTTCATAATAATTTTTGTCGAATTGATTTACAAATTCATCGAATGATTTTTCCATGAGGAATACCTTCTTATAATTTATTTCAGCGGACCACTCGCTGATAATTAAAATTATACGCTTAGTATTTATTTTCACAATATTAACTTGTCACTGTGGCGGAAAGGGTAGACGCTAAGCATGTGTGCTAGGTCAATGCTTCGGCAACCATGCAATGTTCGATTCATTGCCAGTGACTTTGGCAACCGAGGCATCGGCGGTTTAAAAATATAGGGGTGCGCAATTTCGTACGCGTTTTGTGCATCGTGTAGGTTGCTATTACATATTAGATCACTCTTTGAGTGGTCTTTTTATTTTACTTAAAAGGAGAATAATTATATGAAACAATATACCGCTAAAGATTTCGAGGAAATGAAGCGATTAAAGAAGGACTATGAAGAAGTTGATATGGAGCTAACTGTTGGAGTCATTCAACGAAGACTGCGGGTCGGATTAGAGACAGCAAAGGCTATTTACAATGATCTAAACGCTATTGAAGAGAAGAATGGCTAATGAGGAACTACTGGTATGTATCGCTAACTAATGAATATCCTCGAACCATTGATGATTGTTCAGTGCGTGTTGTGCGTTCTGTACAAATCAAAGGGAAGTACTCTATTGTTGAAATGGGGAGAGAAGCAACACCAAAAGAGATTGATAAATGCAAACTTCTTTATTGCGGTCATGGTTTCTATTCAGATAAACACATACAGGAAAATCTTTCAAAGTATATTTAAGTACAATCAAGAAACTGAGAGGTGGTGAGAATGGTTGAACTAAAAAATAATAAACAAGAACAATTTGCAAAAGAATATCTAATTGATCTTAATGCAACGCAAGCGGCCATTCGAGCCGGATATTCCAGCAAAACTGCATATTCTCAAGGACAACGGTTGTTGAAAAATGTTGAAATTCAAACTCGTATTTCTGAATTAATGAATGAAAGAAGTCGTAGAACAGAAATAACTGCTGATCGTGTGATCCAAGAAATAGCTAAAATTGCTTTTTCGGACATCGGAGAATATATGACTTGGGATCAAGATGGAAATATAACCATGCTTTCAAGTGATAATTTAGATACGAGTGTAATTCAAGCTATAAAAAGTAATCGAACTTTACGACCGATTGGCGATGGAGAAGAAGTTATAGATTCATCTTTAGAAGTGAAGTTTCATCCTAAACTTAAAGCTCTTGAGTTGCTTTATAATCACGTTAATGGTTCAGACAAACTATCTAAGGCTCAGGTTAGAAAGGCAATTGCTGAAGCAAAAATAATTGAAAATAAAGCAGATAAGTTAACTGCTGGAGGAAAAGTCAATAATCTGCTTCAAGCTCTCTTAGATGTTAAATCTGGAGGTGATGGAAGTAATGGAACTGAAGTTTAGCCCGAAACAGATTAGTAATATTAATCAAGTGGTTCAAGGGATTACTTTTGAATTGAATGAAGGAACACCTCGTAGTGGGAAGACAACTTCCGATATTTTTAAAATGGCTGATTTTTATTTGAGATCCCCTGATCAAAACCATCTTGTAACTGCTTATAACCAGGAACAAGCTTATAGAATGTTTATGGATGGAGATGGATTAGGCTTGGTTCATATATTTGATGGTTGTTCCGATATACGACACGATGAACATGGTGATCATCTGTTGTTATATGCTCCAAACGGTGAAAAGAAAATTTATTATAAAGGCGGAGGGAAGATAAACTCTGTTGGGGCTATCACGGGTATGTCTTTAGGAACGGTGACATTTCTCGAATTTAATCTATTGCACAAAGACTTTATCAATGAATGCTTTAGACGGACATTTGCCGCTGAATGGCGTTACCACTTAGGAGAACAGAACCCACCAGCGCCAAACCATCCTAATATTGAATTGCTTGAACGTTTTGAGAAGTCAGGACGTTTTTTATTTCGTCATTGGACACCGAACGACAATCCAATTTTAAGTGAGGAGCGAAAGAAAGAACTTTTCGATGAGCTTTCTAGTAGTGAATATCTTCTAGAACGTGACTGGTACGGACATCGAGTATTACCGCAAGGTGTTATCTATGCTATGTTTGGCAAGAACAACAAAGCTACCGAGATAAAGGGGAATATAATTGAAACTTTTTTTACTGCAGATGGTGGGCAAGCTGATGCTACGACTTGTGCTTTTTGGGTGGTTACTCATCACGAAGGAAAGTTTTATTTGTATCGTTTAGCTAACTACTATCATAGCGGAACTGAGACTGGAGAAACCAAGGCGATGTCTATATACGCTAAAGAAATCAAAAAGTTTGTCGAGTGGTGCTATACAAAATGGAAACATCTTCCTCGATGGAACTGGTTCTTTGTCGATCCAGCATGTAAAACACTAAGAACAGAACTGGATTTAATTGGTATTGAGACTGATAAAGCTGATAATAATAGTTCTGACAAAGTTTCGAGTAATGGATTGAAAATCGAAGTCGGCATTGAACGTCTCCAAAATACGATGACTAGTGGACAATTCATCATCTTGGAAAACGGCGAAGAATATGATCACTACAATTTTGAAAAAGAAATATCTATGTACGTAAGAAATGACAATGGATTACCGATTGATAAATATAATCACGCTCTCGATGAAGCGAGATATGGAAACAATTATTTCTACAAAACTTACATCGCCTAGAAAAGAGGTGGACAAATGTTCGACAAATTAAAAGCTTTGTTTAGGATTGGAGGTGCAAAAACAGGAATGGTTGAAACGTTGAATAGTATCACAGATCATCCAAAGATTGCTATGAGTGATAGCGAATTAAGTCGAATAAGGAACAATAAAGAAATTTATAGAAACGTTTATGGGGACATAGAATATATCAATAGTGATGGTTATAGGCAGACGCGTCCTTTTCACTCGTTGAACGTATCCAAAGTAGTGTCCAGAAAGTTATCTAAGCTAGTATTCAACGATGGATGCAACATCAGTTTGGATGATGAAAAAGCTGATGAATTTTTGCAGTCGGTATTTGCTGACAATAAATTCAGGAAAAACTTCGGAGAAGAGCTAGAGGCTGGTTATGCCATTGGCGGTTTAGCTTTGAGGCCTTACGTGGATACCAATTCAGGTAAAATCAAAATTTCGTTTTGTCGAGCTGATACATTTTTCTCTCTACAATCCAATACCAATGATATTTCAGAAGCAGCCATCGCTACTGTAACTCAGCAAGCCGAGGGACAAAAGACAATCTATTATACTTTGCTAGAATTTCATGAATGGGTTGACGGAAAGTACCGCATCAGAAACGAATTGTATCGATCTGAAGAACAAAAGCAAGTTGGTGTGAGGATCCCTCTCAACTCTTTAGAAAAGTACAAAAATCTGCAGGAGGAGACGATCTTAGATGGTTTTAGTCGTCCTCTTTTTGTGTATATAAAGCTAGCGGGTAAAAATAATATTAATTTAGATAGCCCACTAAGTTTGGGTGTGATCGACAATGCTAAGCGACAATTGGCAGATATCAATGAAAAATACGATGAGTTTATGTGGGAAATAGAAGAAGCTAGAAGAAAAATTTTAGCATCTGATCACTTTTTCAGAGTTAAATATGACAGCAATGGAAAACCAGTGAAGCGGTTTGACAGTAAAACATCTGTTTTTCAACGGCTTAAATCTGATGAACCTTTTATTGATGAATTCGCTCCATCGTTGCGATCAACTGAATTTATAGCAAGTATCAATTTCATTTTGCGAATTATTGAGCTCCAGACAGGCTTTTCTAGTGGAACATTTAGTTTTGATGGCCAGTCTGTTAAAACAGCGACTGAGATAATTAGTGAAAACTCTGAAACTTTTTCTACTCGGTCAGATAATGTTCTTATTGTAGAAGAAGCGTTGAAAGAATTGATCACTACGATTTTTGAACTTGCTGAGGCATACAAGTTATTTAATCCTGTCAAAGAATTAGGAATAAATATCGACTTTGATGATGGTGTTTTCCAATCGCAAGATGCCAAGGCTGATTATTACTCTAAACTAGTAACAGCTGGCTTAACATCTAAGTTAACTGCTATTCAAAAACTTACTGGAGTTACAGAAAAAGAAGCAAAAAGGATAGTATATGAGATTAGGGCTGAAACTCTTGATATGGATTACTCAGAGCATGAGCAAAACATAATTGAGGGACAATTAGGAAGTGAAGAATAATGGTTTCTCCACATCAGTTAGACTTATGGTCTTCTAATATGGCTCATCTATATCAATCGTTAGAAGGCGAATTAATACGTATTATCATCAAACGATTGAATAGTGGGCACGATAATATTTTAGATTGGCAAAGAGAAAAACTGCAACAGTTGCATCTATTTAATAAAGAAACTGCAAAAGTGATTTCTCAAATAACAGGAATTGCTGAATCTGAAATTGAAAGTATGTTTGATAGCTCAGGAGAAAAGATAATCAGAGACTTAGACAAACAACTACCTTACGATCCTAAGCCTTTGCCATCGAACCTAGACAATGTCATGAAAGCTTATCATGATCAAGTATGGTCTGACATAAACAATTATGTGAATCAAACGTTACTATCTACCAATTTTGGTTACGGAACAGCTACCACTCAAATGTACACAGAAATAATTAACAAAACGACTGCTGCATTTAACAGCGGTCTTTTTACATTCGATGAAGCACTAGAAAGAACGATTCAAGGAGGGGCTCAAAAAGGTATTAAGTCTACTTTTATTGATAAGGGAGGGCATACATGGAGCTTAGAGCGGTATGTTAGAGCAGTCTTAAAGTCTACCCTGTCAAATACCTATGACGCATTAAGAAAAGACCGCATGAGCGAGTATAGTGTCCACACAGTGCTAGTCACAAGCCATACGGGAGCAAGGCAAGCATGTTCAAAGATTCAAGGTCATGTGGTTGATTTACGGCCCGTATCTGAATTGCCTCTTAATTGGAAATATAGAAGTATCTACGACCCGTATTGGCAAGCAGAATATGGAACTGCAGGCGGTCATCGAGGTGTAGAATGTCAACATCTGCATATCCCATTTATTCCTGGTGTCAATACAAATAATCAACCTAAATTCAACGAAAAAGAAAATAAAAAGGTTGCAGAATTAACTAAGAAGCAACGCTACCTAGAACGTCAGGTTGTGAAATATAAAAAGAATAGAATGGTCTCAGAAGCTCTCGGACAAGACGAAAACGCAAAAGAGTGGGCGAAGAAAATTAGAGCCGCACAAAGTCGATTGCGTACTCTAGTTGATTCTAATGAGTATTTGAATAGAAATTACGTAAGAGAGAAGGTATACACACCTATTAACACCTTACTGAAAGATTTTCACTATGATGATTTCTAAGTCTAATCAACGATTAGGCTTTTTTATTTTGCCTAGACCTGCTCGGAAGTCTCTAAAAGACGGCTCACAGTGGGAGTTGCCACTCTAAAAACACTTAGGAGGAAAAGAAAATGAAAAAAGAAGATCTTATCGCTTTAGGAATTGACGAAGAAATTGCTAAATCAGTTATGGCTTTACATGGGAAAACTGTTACGCAGTTAAATGCTCAAGTAGCTACTGCAGAACAAGAACGTGATCAGTTCAAAGAACAGCTTAACTCTAACCAAACAGAACTAGATGCACTTAAAGAAGCTGCAAAAGGTAACGAGGGACTGACTCAACAACTTGCAGATTTACAAAGTAAATTTGATGCTGCCAAATCTGATTCTGAAACAAAACTTGCAGAGCAGCAGAAAGATTTCGCTATCAAGTTAGCTTTAAAAGAAGCGAATGCGCTTGATGAAGAAATTGTGCTTGGTCAACTAGATAAAGACACTATTAAAGTTGTCGACGGTAAATTACAAGGTTTTGAAGAACAATTAAAAGGACTTCAAGAAAGTAAATCATTCTTATTTCAAGAAGCAAAAGACCCTGAACCAACTCCGCCGACACCAACGATTGTTACCCCTGGAAATCCTGCTGGTTCTACAGTGGGTGGTAAAAGTATTGTACAAAAAATTCAAGAAAGATTAGGTGAATAAATATGGCTTTAGTATTAGACTCAAAAGATTTAGCAACCATTGACAAAGAATTTAGAGCTGATTCCCAAGTGTGGGATGTCTTAACACAAGGTGCAAAAAGTATCACTGCAGCTGACTTTGTCGGAGCAAACGAAGTACGTATCAACAAAATGTCAGGATTCGTGGATGCAACACAATACAAACGCAATGGAGAAAATGCACGCAATCAAATTAGTATTGAAAAAGAGACAATCAAGCTTACTCATGAAGACTGGTTCGGTTATGATGTAGATCAATTAGATCAGTCCGAAAGCGCAGCGTTGACTATTAATAATATTGTCACAGAACATAAACGACTAATTACAGTTCCTCATCGTGATAAAGTTGCTGTTCAAGTAATGTATGACAATGCAGGTAAAAAAGTGAACGAAACTTTAACGGAAGACAATATTCTAGCTGCATATGATGCCGCTGAAGAATATATGACTGACAATGAAGTACCTGGCGGCTACGTAATGTTTGTATCAGCAGCTACTTATCGTTTATTAAAAAATGCCAAAGGTGTTAGCAAAACATTCACGACAAACCAAATGTCTATTAATGGAATTGACAGAACAGTAGCTCAGATTGATGGCGGTGTTCCTATTCTAAAAGTAGCGAAAGATCGTTTTTCCGGAATAACTATTGAAGATACACTTAACTTCATTATCGTTCCGCTAACTGCAGTGGCACCTATTGTTAAGTTTGGTACAGTCGACACAGTGCCGGCATCACAAGATCGAAGCGGCTATCGAGATACGATTAAAGGTTTAGATTACTATGATGCTATCGTATTCGATAACGCTAAAAAAGCCATCTATGTTTCTTACGTCCCAAAAGCGTAGCCCCTTCAAGTGTTACGTTGAACAAAACAACACTAACGCTTGAAGTAGGGGCAATTGAAACATTAACGGCAACTGTTTTGCCTGAAAATGCAGCTGATAAATCTGTTCAGTTTTCTTCTAGCAATACAGCAATTGCTACTGTAACTCCTGTACAAGGAAAAGTCACAGGTGTTGCCAAAGGAACAGCTACAATTACTGCGACAACAGTAAATGGTAAAACAGCGACATGCGAAGTTACTGTAACAGAAGCAGGAGGAGGGGCATAGTTCCCTCTTCTTTTAATAAGGAGGGATATTATATGCATTATATTGAATTTGAAGAATTCAAAGATCTTACTGGGAAAACAGATGACTTTAAAGCTGCTTTCGAAAAGCATTTGTCAAAAGCAACTGCTGTTCTAGATAGCATCACTAACTATTTTTATCAATTTAATAAAATTGAGGAAGATCCAATTGGTTTTCGTGTAAAACAATTTAAGCTAGCTTTATGTTCACAAATTATATATTTCGATGAAGTTGGAGCAGATACTTATGAAAGTATCAATAATACACCACAAAGCTTTTCTGCTGGTAGAACAAGTATCTCAAACTCTAGTAGATATAATCCTTCAGGAAAAAATGAGAGTAAATCACTTGTTGCCGAGGATATCTATATTTATTTAGAAGGAACGGGTTTGTTATATCGAGGTGTACTATCATGGTAATGCCTAAACCTCCAGTACAATTTCTAGTGGATTCTTTTATTTATCGAGAATATTTAGGAGAAGGAGACTATAACCAACCTATTTATGGAGATTATGTAACTATCGAAAATTGTCGGATTGACCGAGGAAGTCAGTATTCTTTTTCACCAAGTGGCAAGCAGTTGCTCTATAGTGCAGTAATTTTTTGTTATAAGACTTTAACTACCCCTTTACCGAATTTTAAAGAACAATCATTAGTTATTTATGATGGTAAAGAACATGTCATCACTAAGATCGATACAATTATAGAAGCGTATTCAGATGCTATCTATTCATACGAATTAGAGGTGATTTGATGAGTATTAAAGTTAATCTTGATGGAGTTAGAGCTAAAGTCAGCCCACAGGCTATGAAGCGAGGAAGATACGCATTAGCCAACCAAGCAATGGCTGACATGAACTCATTTGTACCTAAAAAGAATAATATCCTTCGCCAAAGTGCGCATATCAAAAGTGACGGCAGCGCTATTCTGTATGAAACGAAATACGCAAGGAGACAGTTCTATCTAAATGGAAAAAAATATACTACTCCAGGAACAGGTCCAAGATGGGATCTTAAAGCAAAATCACTGTATATGCCTTCTTGGAAAAAAGTGTATCTGAAAGGAGCTGGTATCCAATAATGGATTTTATCGATCGGATAAAAGATAAGATTAATAGTATTCCAGAACTGCCGTTAAAAATGAAAAAAGGCTATCTTTCTGCAGACGAAAGCTTAGTAATTTACCCATTACCAGGCGGGCAAAATCTTGTGGAATACTATGACGGTATTAAAGATATACAACTAAATTTTGAAATTGCGATGAAGTCAAAAGATGGTCATAGAATTGAGCAAACGCTTTGGCTTATCTCTGATTCGTTAGAGCGTGTGTCAGACGTTGCTAGCTCTGATGGATCTTTTGAATTTAACAATTTAACTATAACGAGCAAACCTTTCATCAATGATGCTGATGAACAAGGTTGGTTCGTTTTTTTATTAGATTTTCAAACAAAATTAACCACATTTGAGGGGGAAAATAAATGAGACGCAAAAATGCCTTACAAAGCTATTTTATTCAATTAATTACAACTACTAATGCTGATACACCAAGCGAAGACGGTTGGTTGGAGTTAGCAAAGTGGATTTCCAACGTTGATGATAATTCGAACGAAGAATCTGAAACTACTGGCTACTATGATGGGAACGGCGAAGGGGAGACAGACGTTACTTCTCATCAGTTAGGTTATTCATTTACAGGCTTATACGATGAAGATGATGCTGCGATGGCGGCTATTGAGGGCATGATTGGAAAATCAGGAGATGCTCGGAAAGTGTGGTTCAAAGTAGTGTCTGCATCTGGTAAAAAACAACGTATTGGTAAAGCAACAGTAACAGAGCCAGTTGCTCAGGTCGGCGATGCTACTGCATACGGTGATTTCTCATGCGGTATCGCATTTGATAGCACACCAGAAGCAGAAGATGTTCCTGTTACACACTAATGCACCCCAGAACGTAACTGGGGTTTTGAATGTTGATGGGTCAGTTTCTCTTTCTTGGGATGCAGTGCCCAAAGCAAAATCTTATATTCCACACTATACCGATGCGAATCAAACAGATCCGCACGATGCCAACAAAATGGGATATACGGAAACAAATTCTTGGACGTTACCAGCAGCAGATATGCCACATCTAGAAGCTGGCGATGAAATCCGTTTCTACATCCAAACTTACAACGAGGTTGGCCAAGGGGCTAATGATATCGAGAAAGCACGCTATCTGCATGACGGTGAATTCTTAGGTTCTGCTTGGTCCATACCAGTAGTATTAATCAAAAAATAAGTCGAACTGTCCGTCTGGGCAGCTTTTTTAGGAGGATAACATGACTAACAAATTATCATTTCAAATAGAGAAAAAAGGTTTTCCTATCAATATTGGAGAAGTAGAGTTCTTTTTCGGTACTACTCCAGAAGAATTGACACGTTTTTTTGATACCCAAGCTGAATTTGAGGAACAGGTTAAGGAACTCAAACAACAACTTAAACAAATCAAGAATATCGAACAACCAGAAAAGGAAGATGCTATTAAGATTATTGATCTAACAAAAAGTTTAGCTAAAGCAGAATATGATTCGTTGCTTGGTAAAGGATCATTTGAAAAAATTTATTCTGTTTATCGTGATGTTGAGCAATTAATAGACTTGTTTGATCCGATTTCTTTTGAAGTTGCGGAAGCAATTGAAAAAGAAGCTTTGAAACGTAAAGATACTCTTTCTAAGAAGAAAGCCGATTTATTGAAAAAGAAAGCATTGAAAAATAAGAAAAAGAAGTAGGTGATTAAATGCGGTTAAATGACCCGTTAGTCACTTCGATAGAGTTTGATGGTACAGAATTACCTATCGATTTAACATTTGATAATGTACTAGATGTTTTTGATATTTTGGAAGATAGTGATTTGTTTCCAGAAGAAAAAGTGAATATGTGTTTAGAACTGTTGATCAGTGACTTTGAAAAATTTTTTCAAGGCTCGTCTGAACAACAGTTTTTATTATTTAATCACATTTTAGAAAATTATATTTCTGTAGGAGATAGTGATGGTGTTGAAACTGATCGTTTAGGCAATCCTATGCCTAATGCAGTTAAAGAAAAAAAGACCATCAGCCTAGTTCATGATGCTAAATACATCTATGCATCGTTCAGACAAATTGGCATCAATCTATTTGAAGAGCAAGGACGGATGATGTGGGAGGAATTCCAAGCGCTGCTTGAGAGTTTGCCAGATGACACCATTCTTGCTCGAATCATCCAGATTAGGACATGGGAACCGAGCAAAGGAGAATCAACTAAAGAAAAAGAACGCATGAGAAAGCTACAACAAAAATATGCATTGCCTGATTCGGAGGTAGGTGAAGACGATGGCTGATGGAAGAGTAGAGATAGAAGTTGATGTGGATGGCAAAGGCGTTACCATACTTAACAAGGGTCTTGATCAGTTAGAAGGTAAGAGTAATAAAGCAGGAGCCTCAATTAAAAATTTAGTTGTTTCCTTAGGCCTCGTTAAAGTTGCAGCGGCTGCTTTTAATGTTTTAAAGAATTCGCTAGATTCCGCAATTAGCCGTTTCGATACTATGCAAAAATTCCCTAAAGTAATGAAAGCTTTAGGTTTTAGTGCAGAGGACTCTCAGAAATCCATTAACAAATTATCCAATGGAATTGATGGCTTGCCAACGAAATTAGATGATGTTGTAGCAAGTACACAGCAAATGACAGCAATCACTGGAGATTTAGATAGATCCACAGACACTGTTTTAGCATTAAACAATGCATTTCTTGCGTCTGGCGCTTCAACAGAAGATGCCAGTCGAGGTATGCAACAGTATAACCAGATGCTTTCGACTGGGCAAGTCGACTTAGAGAGCTGGAAAACTTTACAAGAAACCATGCCACTTGCTTTGCAAAAAACAGCTGAAGCAATGGGATTTGTTGGGAAATCAGCTCAAAGAGATCTTTATAATGCGCTTAAAGAAGGAACAGTAACATTTGATCAATTCCAAGATAAACTGATTGAGCTAGGAACTGGAACAGGAATGTTGGCAACCTTGGCAAAGGAGAATTCGCTAGGGATCGCTACTTCATTCGGAAATCTAAGTAATGCTGTTTCTAAAGGTGTAGCTAATCTTATTACTAAGTTTGATGAACTGGTGCAAAAACTTACTGGTAAAACTATTGCTCAAAATATTGATAGTATGAAATCTATTATTAATAAATCATTTGAAGAAATGTCAAAAATAATGGACATATTGATAGATAATACTGATGATATGATTTCTGCTTTTAAAGGCCTATTAGACATTGTGGAATTGTTAGCTCCAGCTTTTATTGCAGCCACTGGAGCGTATGTAGGCTTCAAAACAGCATTAGCTCTAGGTACATTAATAAGTTTTATAGGAAAAATCTATGGAGTGATAACGGCCCTAGGTAGTATGGTCAGCATGTTTGGAGTATCTGGAACAGCTTACGCATTGTTATCTGCTATTATTCCAGCTGGTCTGACGGTATTTCAACTACTTTCAGGTGTTATAGGAGCAGCAGTTGCAGCTTTCATCTATTTTTATAAAACAAGTGAAACGTTTCGAAATGGTATAAATAAAATTATTGAAGTTGTAAAATCTGGACTGATTAAGTCATTTGAATATCTAAAAGAAGTCTTTATTTCTATATTACCTACACTTCAAAAAGTAGCTGATACAGTAGGAAACTATCTTGTTAAAGGATTTCAAAAAGTTGTCGAAGTCGGATCAGCAATTGCTTCAGTAGCGGTACCAGCTTTTTTTAATTTTGTTGATGCAGTAAAAAGAATTGTTTCTTCTGGCATAGAAAGATTTGGCTCTACTCTTTCGCAAATAGGCTCTGTATTGTCAGGGATTTTTTCTTCTGGTATAGAATTGGCAGGTAATCTGCTGGAAAAATTTGGAGGAGTTTTTGGTAAAGTCGGCGGAGCAGTTTCTCTAGTTATCGGCATTTTGACTAAAGTAGCAATAGCAGCACTAGGGCTTACTGGTCCATTCGGATTAGCAGTTTCTTTAATTATTTCATTTATATCAGCGTGGGCTAAAACTGGCGATTTTAGTGCAGATGGAATCACAAAAGTGTTTGATCAATTAAGTGAAACAATTAGTAATGTGGCAGGTTCTATCTCTCAATATCTCCCGCAAATTATCGAAAGTATTACTTCTGTGATTACAAGTATTGTCGACAAAATAGTTGAAATGTTACCGCAACTAACAGAGATAGCTATACAGCTTATTCAAACATTGACGGATGCAATTGTTACTTATTTGCCTAAATTGATTGAAATAGCCACGAAAATAATAACTACTATTGTACAAGGCATTTCATTAGCTCTTCCCGCACTGCTGTTGGCTGCAACAGAGATAATTACAAAACTCATTTCTGCTTTTGCTGAGCTTCTACCAAAAATTATTGAAGTTGGCACAAATTTGTTAACTATGCTTATTCAAGGGATCGTAGCAGCACTACCTACGATAATTGAAGTTGTCATTCAGATTATTAATACATTGATTGATGGGTTCTTAACGGTACTACCTATGCTGTGAGAAGTTGGATTACAAATCATTACTTCTCTCGTGAATGCGATAATAACTGCATTGCCTCAACTTGTTGAAGCATCTACCGTTATCGTTACTACTATGCTAACAACAATTATTGAAGCTTTACCGACATTAATTTCTGCAGGAATACAAATGTTAATGGCGCTTATCGGAGGTATAATTTCTATTCTTCCGTTGTTAATAAATGCTGCTATCCAAATCACAATGGCTTTGATTAGTGCATTAATCAGTGCACTTCCGCAAATTATTGCTGCTGGCATTCAGCTGTTATTAGCATTAATACAAGGAATAATCTCGATATTACCACAGTTGGTTGCAGCGGCAATTCAAATAACTATTGCCCTAGTTAATGCGTTGATTAGTGCTTTGCCTCAATTGATATCAGCGGGTATTAAATTGATTGTTGCGTTGGTAGATGGAGTGATCTCAGTACTTCCTCAATTAGTATCAGCTGCTATTCAATTAATGGCTGCTTTGTTCAAAGCTTTAGTAGGTGCTATACCACAACTTTTATCAGCTGGTGTTCAATTGATCAACGCACTTATTAGAGGAATCTTGAGCTTATTGGGACAATTATTATCAGCTGGAGCGAGATTAATTACTGGATTATTGAGTACCATAGCTCAGTTTCTTGGACAAATGGTGAATGCTGGAGCCAATTTAATTAGAAACTTAGTTTCTGGGATTCTTAGTGTGACAGGAACAGTAACCAGTGCAGTATCTAATATAGGAAACTCTATAATAGATACTTTGAGTGGAATTGATTTATTTGAAATTGGTTCAAACATCATACAAGGATTAATTAACGGTATCGGTTCAATGGTTGGAGCAGTTGCTTCTAAAATTTCTGAAGTAGCGGGAAACATTAAAGACAAAATAACTGGCGCGCTTGGAATTCATTCTCCATCACGTTGGATGAGAGATTACGTTGGTAAGTTCATTCCTCAAGGAATAGCTGTAGGTATCGAAGCAGATGCGAAATCTGCATATTCAGCAATGAATAAGCTTTCTAATGGTTTGATGAATTCTATCACGCCAGAATCAGCTCTTGGCACTTCAAGGATGGGGATGGCATCTGCTGGATCACAGATAGTTAATAATACCTACAACAATCAGAAGCAATTTGACGTTGAAAAGCTTGCACAAGTAATTGCAAAACAACCAGTACGGGTCTCAAGTTATTTAGATGGAACTTTAGTAGGGGATAATATGGATCAACGTTTTGGAAAAGTATTGAATCGTAGATCGTACATGAGAGGAGGATAGTTTAATGAATGAGAAAACTCGTGTATATCTTGCATTTTCTGATGAAATTGTCGAATTGACAAATAATTCTTATCTGAGGTTGATTGACATTAATATAGGTATGCCAGTGGCAAAAAATGAGTTTGTTGAATTTTCTGGCACGAATGGAAAGCGTCTTTCGAACAGCTCGTTTGACGCTTTTCCTATTACTCTCTCATTTGATATTCGAAGTAGAGAGCAATCGATGTTTGACTTAGTTTTACAAAAGACGGAACTCCGCGAATTGTTTACTAGAGAACCAGAATTTTATCTAATTTACAGCAAAGAGCCAGGTAAAAAATATCGAGTAGTTTATGATTCTATTGACGATGAAAGAAAAGGCGTAATTTACACAAGATATACTGTAAATCTGGAAGCTATCAAAGGATATTCTGAATCCATCGCAACCACTTTAACGGATTTCAATCTAGAGGAAGAATGGCAATTCTCGCAAGGGCTAGTGGCGGAAGATTACAAGTACACGCATCAGACTAGTCACTTCATTATTTACAATGCTGGAAGCTTTGAAATTGATCCACGTGAACATTATCTGCGGATCGCATTAGAAGGAGAATCAGAAGGAAATGTGACGATTTTCAATAAAACAACTGGCGATCGATTTATTTACTATCCATCACTTTCTACGAGTCTCGGACAGACATTAGTCTTGGATGGCGTGATTCCAAAATTGAACGGTGTAAGTTGTGGGATCAATACGAATCATGGCCTAATCAATTTGGTTGAGGGTGTCAATGAAATCGAGATCCAAAATATTACTCGCGTGAAATCTTCATGGGATTTCCGTTTCTTATATAAGTAGGTGATTGAGTGACTGATTTAATTATTCGAAATTATGAACAAACCAAAGAAGAAATCCTTGTCGGTTATGACAAGGGTTCTTTTTATGAAAACTGGCAACAAAATGAAACGTGGGAGATTGGCTTTACCGTTACCAGCGATTCGTTGAATCAAGAAGTATTTGATTTAGTCGAATACGAGTCTTCTGTTTTCTACAACGGACAGGAATTTGTGATCAAAGAAATGACTCGCAAAGCACTTGGACAATTGCTGACGAAACAAGTAGTTGCGACACATATCTATTACACCGTTCAAGATGGTTATCAGTACGATACGGTAACTGGCGCGAGATCTATTAGTCAGTTACTCACGCATGTATTTAGTGCAGGTAGTCGCGGCTTTACATGGGAAGTCATTGATCCAAACAAGAAATTCCTTACAGTCGAACAAGAAAACTTTGGTAATGCGAATTACTTGAAGCTGATCAATGAGATTCTGTCTGACTATAATGCAGTCGTGATTCCGAATAATAAACATCTAACTTTTTATCCTGCCAGTGAGTACGGCCAGCGGACGGAAGAACAGATTCGTTATAAGTACAATACAGATGAAGTTTCATTTGATATTGATACGTACAGTCTAAAAACACAAATCAAGGGTTATGGAAAATTAAAAGATGGAGCGAATACTGAGGATCCTAAAGATAGTGACTATAGATTTACTCCTATCACTTACACAAGTCCTGAATCACAGAAGTGGGGAATCAGGATACAAGATCCTGTTAAAGACGAACGGTATACCGTATCAGAGAACATGCTCGAGCGGTTAAAGACAGACTTGCAAGACTATCCAAGTATTTCGGGATCTGTAACGTTGAAATGGAAAATCAGTCCCAACAAAGGCGATCACGTCCCATTCATTTATGAACCTTTGAATATCAATACGTACATTCAAGTGGTAGGAATCAAGACGTATCCAGCGATACCAAATAAGCCACCAGAAATCACATTGAGCAACACAAAGAAAACAATGACGTCGATACTCGCTGAAATGGCGAAGAAAGGAGTGATTTGATGGGGTTATTAAAATTAATCAGTAACCGTATCTCTACGGAATGGAAAGAGAAATTTAATGAAAATATTGACTACCTCAATGATCTTGAAAAGAAGCTATCTGATCAAGACAAATCAACGAACAGTCGTATAGATAATCTCGTGCTTCATTCAGGCGGTGATTCTCCTAACGAAGTAGTGGATGCTCGAATAAATGCTGAAGGTACGATCTATCCAACGCTTTATTCGAGATTATTAGCATTGGATAACCTTTTCAATTTGAATTATACAGAATTAAAGACAAGACAAGATAATCAACAAGGTCAGCTAAATCAACTAAATGTTTCTGTTGGAACTCTTATGGGAGCATACGGCGAAACGCTCGATTTATATGTTGCTAAAACAGGAAGTGATCAAAGTGGGGATGGTACAGAAAAAAATCCATTTCTTACAATTCAAGCTGCTGTAAATCAAATACCGTTATTAACTAGTTCACGAGTAACTATTTGGATTGGCGATGGAGTATACCTTGAAGATGTCGCGATTCGCAATCTCAAAGCAGTTAGCATTACTTTGCGCAGTCGCCAAAGTGTAACAGATGTAACGTCTGACTTAAGTGTTAAAGTTCGCTCCATTTCATTTATTAGCTCTTTAGGTTACCAACAAGTTAATGGAATCGAGTTTGTAGATCAGGTGAATATTTCAGGACAATTAAAGTGTGCAATTTATTCTGAACAGTCTAGTTATTTAGCTGTCTGGAATTGTCGTTTTGCTGAAACTACTTATGGGAAATCAAATCGTTGTTTATTTGCCACAGGAGGTTCAAAAATTGCTACAAACAATAATTACTACCTAAATCAAAACTGTATTGCAGAAGCTAGAAATTTAGCTGACATTAACATTGATCCAAGTGATCAAGGAACTGGAAATGACTATGGGATAATTGCGGATAACGGAACTGCTAGAATCAAAGTTGTTGGTTCTAAGGTAAAAGCGAATAGAATTGCTGAAGTAAGAAATCAAGGAAATGTCGTTACAGGTAAAATCATTCGCCAAATCACTAACGATGATATTAGCGATCGTGACAATATTACAAACGTTAACGGTACTATTAAACGTGAAGGAGACACAGTCACAATAGCAATCAAGTATGAATGCAATAATTATCCTTCTGATGCTTCTAACACAAGAAATGTTATTTTGGTTCCCGCTGGATTTCAACGTGATCAAAGTTATCCTGCTTACCATCCGCTGGCTTTATATCGCAATGAAACCCAACCTGCTGGCGCAAGGGCAGGCTTAACACAAGCTAGTCGCGTAGTCGCATACTCAGGAAATGGATCATCTTATATTTCAGGTACATGGGTAACGAATGACCCAATACCAATTATTTAAGAAAGGAGGATATAGATGTTTAAAATTAATGAATCGATTATTGTAATTCAAGCAGAAGCCACTAGTCCAAACAGGACGAATGTTGTTTTTTGGTCGCATGATCGAGGAACAGCTAAGCTTCGAATGAAGTTAGTTCGGAAAAACGGCATCCCTCAAAGTCTGCCAGAAGGAACAACCGTTCCAATTCGATTGATGTTTCGGTCTGCAACAGCAGAAGCCGGATATGGGAAACATGACTATCTTGCCACCATTGAAGATCGTGTGAATGGAATTGTTTCTATTGTGTTAGAGGATAATATACTGGGATACGTAGGCACCGTGGAAGGTAGCGTATATATTGATTTCCCAAACGATCGATCGCTAGATACAGCTGGTCGTTTTACTTTTTACATCAAACGCAGTCCAATTGATGATAGTACGCCAGAACTAGAAGATTACTATTTCAATGGTTTCAGTCAGACTATTGATAAAATCGAAAAAATTCTAGCTGATGGAAAGCTAGAGATTGAACAGAAAATTGCGGAATCCGAAACGCAGATTGATGCGAAATTAAAAGACACAAACGACAAAATCACGAAAGCCAATCAAGATGTCGCAACTCTCAATACTAATATTGATAAGGCAAATGATCGTATCGATCAAACCAATCAGCAAATCGGCGATCTAGGCAAGCTGAAGAAAATGTACTCCAACAGCATCGACTTCGGGGACTATGATTATAGTGGGAATCCGAATTTAATGCCTGTTTTAAAAGCTAAGGATTTTTCTCCAAACTCACAGATAACAATAGAAGATTCTGGAAACAGTTTAAAAGTCACTTTTGCTGATAGTGAGGGAGCGAAATTTTTAACATCTATTAAAAGTGTCCCAGCGTTACTGCCAGGTACTCAATATACTTTAAGTGCAGACGTTACTGTTTTAGAAGGATATAAAGGTGACTTAAACAGTCTAAGATTGGCATATAGAAAAACACCAGGTGGAAATATATTACTATACGCAACAGCTAGAAATGCTCAAGTTGGTAAAAAGACAAAAATATATGCAACCGCTAATTCTAGCGCAGCAACAGACCCGTCAATTTTTGATAGAATGTACTTCACTATTGATACAACTTCTACAGACCCATTTGTTGGAACAGTTTTAGTTGAAAATATTAAAGTTGAACGCGGCTCTACAGCCACTCCGTACCAGCCTAACTTACTTGATGATCCTTACTGGGTAGGTAAAGCGCCATTGGGTGATAACTTAATGACAGGTACATTTCCGGTTTCAAATAGTCAATACGCTATTTTAGGTAGAGTTTTGAAAAAAATTTAGAGATTGGTAAGACCTATACAGCAACACTTAAGGGTACAAAACCTACTACACAAACATTTGCGGCTTATAGTGATGGGACGGTTAAGTTTGGAGATTTTAAACCAGTTGAGGGTTTAACAGATGTCTGGAGCGTTACATTCACTGTATCAAACTTAAGTAATTCACCAGCAAACTTTACTCTCTATCAACAACCACAAGCCACAATTGGCGCATGTCAAATCGACTGGCTCAAGATCGAAAAAGGCAACACACGAACCCCGAATATTAGTCAGTTTAAATACTTCGGTGAAGGCTTGAAAGACAGCAACAATCCGAATGATTACAGTTGGGATATCACACCTGAATATGCTGAAAAAGCTTTAACTAATACTTTAAACCTTACCGATCCACAAACAGCTCTAGGACTAAAAAATTTCAAAGATGGGGTCCAGATCGACGGAGTAGATGTGGCAACAGTTAAAAACTTAGGTAGTGTGTTACAGAGTGGATCTAGTTTGACTACTATTCAATCAGATAAGCAAAGCGCATTTGATGAATTTTCATACGAATTCGAACGTATTGGTGATAGGGTATTCTTTCACGCACGAGTAAAAACAAACTCGACAACAGCCGTAGCTTCACATGTGAATCTACTAGAAATTCCTTTAGGATTTCAGTTTCCTATTGGATGGACAATTGTAGGGATTCCGTTGTCAGTTGTACAGTGGACTACGCCACAAGGAGAAATTAGTGCTTTGGTTATCACTGATTCTAATGGTAAACAAGTAGTTAAATTTGCAACTAATCGAGTAGGAAATCATTATATTTCAGGAGAATGGAGAACAGCTGATAGTTATCCAGAAACAAAGTAGGAGGGAAATAAATGAAAAACATTTGGAAATACGGACGTACTGGCGGAGAATACGCCGGAAAAGTGTTGGACGATATGCTTGTATCCGTTCCTTACACAGATCAGCCGCCACTTGAAGGATTCCGTGCTGATGGCGAACCGCTAACGATTGCTGATCAGATGTTTGATCCTAAATTGAATCAATGGATTGTTTTAGCGAACGCACTAGATCACAACGATTTAAACAATCTCAAAGCGATATACGAGGCTCTGGAACATGAAAACGACAACCTAAAACAGCTAAATGCCAAACTCATGCTAAACGATGTAGCAATTAAACAGGAAAACACTGCATTGAAAGAAAAAGCGGATAGTTTAGCACAAATCAATTCAAAAATGATGCTTGCTTCGTTACAAAATAGCAAAGACATTTCAGAAATTAAAGAGCAACTAAATCCAGCTTCAAAGGGAGGTGAGTAGTATGTTTAGTTTTAGCGATGTGAAAATGATGTATGATTGGGGCTGTTTTACTGACGATCAAGTTCGACAATTCGTTCCACTATGCATTACAGACGAAGAAGCAGATAAAATCATTAGCAAAGAAGAGAGCGCATCTTAATTGATGTGCTTTTTATTTTGATTCAAGGAGTTGTCACATGATTAATTTAGGGGAATGGGGAGCGATAGCAGGATCAATAACCGCTATCGTTTCTTTGATTTTATTAGTAATTAGACCAGTCACTGCATCTTTCTCGAAGATTACTGAAACTCTTTCAAAAGTAAGCCGCAATTTAGATTTACTGACTAAAGATTTAGAATCGAGCAAATCAGATCGATTGATGATTCATGAAGAACTAAAGAAACACGATGAAAGATTAGATACACATACAGAAAAATTGGTGGAACATACGCAACAAATCAAAACTTTATTTAGAGAAAGATCTAGGTAAAAAGAAAGGAGTTAAGAAGAAATGATTTTACCCGATAAGTATTATCAAGTCATTAAATGGACGGTTTTAACAGTATTACCAGCTGCATCTGCTTTAGTAGCCATGTTAGGCAAAGCATATGGATGGAATGGAACAGATATGACAGTACTTACTATCAATGCAGTAGCAACATTTTTAGGCGTTATCACTGGTGTCTCTGCTTATAATTTGAAAAAATAGGAGGAAACAAATGAAAAAGAAAATTACTGTTACTGCGATGAGCCTTTTAACGGCTCTTTTTTTATTGCCAATTAATGGGTTCGCCTATACTATTAACGATGAATATAATCTAGCTCCAAATCAAGGGGATTCAAGATTAGCAATCCCCAACAAAATTATTTTACATGAAACTGGGATAGATGCACCTGCAAGAAACGTAGCCGCCAACATGAAAAATAATTATAACGGAAGTAATCCTTATACTACAGATGTTATTGGTGACGGTGGGATTGTTTACCGTGTGGGTGAGCAAGGATATGTTTCGTGGGGTGCTGGTAACGCCAACCCTTATGCGCCTGTACAGATTGAATTACAGCGCACATATGATAAAGCATTGTTTGAGAAAAACTATCGAGCTTACATTGAATATACAAGAGATAGTGCAAAAAAATATGGAATTCCATCGACTCTTGATCAAGGAACTTCTTTATTTACAAAAGGAATCATTTCTCATTTGTGGGTAACAAATTATGTTTGGGGGAATCACACCGATCCATATGGTTACTTATCGCAAATGGGCGTAAGTAAAGAAAAATTAGCCTATGATTTGGCTCATGGATTTACCGATGAAAATCCAACTACTTCAGATGATAAACCAGTCATTGATCCAACTAGATCAGGTGCAGCAAATCCTACACTGACAGATGGAACGAATTATGCCCACATTGATCAGTTTGGGGAAATCGAAAATGCGAACTTACACGTCGCTGGATGGCATATTGCTAACTATCAATACGAGTATATTTTCATTATGGACTACAATACTGGGAAAGAGTTAGCACGAGTAAGAGCTGATGGAATTTATAGACCAGATGTAAATCAAGCTTATAATACTTTAGGAAATGTTGGTTATCATGTATCTTTCAATATGCGTAATTTTCCTAATAAGAAAGTCTATGTCATGATGCGTGCAACGAATGATCCGAAAGGTAACACGCAAGGCGGAGCGCAAGATTTTCATGATAAACGCTGGTATTTAAATATTCCGCAACGATAAAAAATAGCCCCTCGATGAGGGGCGGTACATAATAAATAAGGATATTAATTACACTAGTATTTTTGTTATAATGAATGAGAAAAAATAGAGAGTGTAGGTAATGTAATGAAAATGAAATGGTTTAAAAAAGATTTAGTTATCGCCCTAGTAGTAATATTTATATGTTCGTTTATAATTATCTCTCCACAAATATATAAGCGTTCGATAATTTTAGGAACAGATGTCATGTTTCATCTTAATCGCTTTTTTGAAACAGCTAAACAACTTGAAACAGGTAAATTCAATTATTTCTTATCTTTATTTAGTTTTAATTCAAGTGGGAGAATAGTTAATGCTTTTTATGGATGGGACTTTTCCTATCTAATGGGATTTTTACTCATGATTGTTAAATCATGGACTAAATTTCAAATTGTTAGCTCGTTTATTTGTACATTCATTGCGGGTACAAGTATGTATTTTTTAAGCAGATATTTAAAGTTAACTAATATTCTTAGTATTATAACTGCAATATTATATATGTCTTCCTACGTAGTCATGCAATACCCTATTGCTCAAGCTTTTAATGGGTGGGGGGCAGCATTCTTACCTTTAATATTTATATCGGCTATGAAATCTATAAAAAATATAGAAAATCCCATAAATTATGTTGGTCTATCGGTAATAGTCAGTCTTCTACTCTCTATTCACATGATGACTCTAGTGATTGCGTTGCTAGCTATACTTCCTTTCTATATGTATAGCTTTATAAGAAATAATAAAAAAGTCTATTGGATTCGTGATATGTTGTTTGCGGTAGGACTTACAATTTTATTATCTGCCAATTCTATTCTAGGGTTTTTAGATCCTTACTTATCAAATAATATTTTGAAACCTTTCTATTTGGAACAAATGTCTGGTGACATCGTTAAATTCTTAGTGAATAGAAATGATTTGCATGATGTAGGATTAATCTACACATTTATTTTTATTTTTGGAATATCATTTACTTTGTTTAATTGGAAACAAACAAAAATCGAAGAAAAGTTTGCTGCAATTGTTGGTGGAGTATTTCTTCTATTGGCATCAGGTCTACTTCCTTGGGACGAACTACCACGTTATATTCCCTTTGTGAAAGTGGTTCAATTTCCACACCGATTTGTGATTGTATCTTATGTTCTATTAATTTTGAACTTCGCTATGGTCATAAACCGGATAATTAGTAACAAAAATGATGAGGTGAAAAAAGTTGTCTATTCATTAACTGTGGTATTAAGCTTTTTTAGTATTTTGAATGGGAATGCTTTTATAAATTCTCAATCATGGCTTTGGCAAGGTGATGACCCAACTGCTACAGGAAATAATAAAGCTAGTGTACGGGTTAATGGAGCAGATCAGTTAAGATCAGATTTTAAAAGTCCGGATTTAGAAAAAGGATTAGATGCAATAATAAAAGGAACACCGGATTATTTACCAATACCAAAGGACTCTGACAACGAAAAAATATACCAAACTGATCCTTATAAGCTTTATCTCAGACAATTTGTTGATAATCCTTTGCAGGGAGAAAAAACTATTACAAATAAAGGTGAAATAAAAATATCATGGGAAAATAATTCCTCTAAAAATCAGAAAACACAATTGCCTGTTGCTGCCTACAGCCATTCATACGTAAGATTGAATGGGGAAAAAATGGATAAAAAAGAAGTAACTGACCTAGGGGCATTGATTGTTAATGCTAAGCCTGGATTAAATGAGGTTGTTGTAGGCTACCGTCCAATAATTAGCATTAAGCTAGCACTAGTTTTAAAATTTATAGGTTTGATGATAATAATTTTATTAACAATAAAAAGGATAAAGAAAATTTTAGCCACGATATAATTTAGTTTTTCATTTATGATTGTGTAATAATAAATATGCCATCACAACAAAGAATGAAACCCATTATTATCTAGTCTATGTCCATTCTTTTTGTTTGCAGTAGTTGTGATGGCTTTCCGTACCCTTAGCTCAGTTGGTCAGAGCAGACGGCTCATAACCGTCCGGTCGTAGGCTCGAGTCCTAAAGGGTACCTTAATGTAGCCATTTGAATCGTTATGTGTTAGAATTTTTTGAAGAGTATTGTACAAGCTAAAGCTTTTCTTCATTGCCACTCAAATGAGTGGCTTTTTTATGTATTCTTTTATGGATTAATGAAAGGATGTTTCACATAGTTATACTTCTGCATATTTGAAAAGTTTTACTTTGACTTTTAAAATAGAAAGACATTCGGGTTAAATTGTGAGATAATAATAAAGAAGAGTTTAAAGCGTTCCCCAAAAACCACTCCCCCATAAGTGTGTTACGCTTTAAACTCTTTTATATTTGAAGCCATTAAAAGCATACCATATAACTGTAAAAAATAATGGGAAAAAGACTTATAATTGGAGTGATAGTTAATTAGTGACTTATTTTTGATTTTATAGCACTGATACTATAAGATATAGATATCATCATATTACACAATCTTAATACTAACTTAAAAAATATCTCCTTTCATAAGTATGGTGATAAAATCCGTTCCGGGCTACCTTTTTAGGTAGCCTACTTTAATCTTTATACCTTTCTGGATCAACGAAAGTATACTTTATATAGTCATAACGCCGATGATCGCTTCGAGCGTCTGGCACGTCAGTCACGATATCAAACAAAAAGTATACGTCTTTCTTCATTCTCGTTTTCGCAGCAGGGATTTTAAAGTAGTTCTTATTAGAATAGTAGAGATTGATTAATAAGCTATCTTCGATTGCTAAAAAGAAAACTTCTGAATCCCATACTTTATAAAAATCTTTGATAAATCTATTCAAAGGATCAAATTTAAACCATAATTGTGTTTTTCCTTCCATCAGCATAAAAGTTCACCTCAAAAAGAGTATACGAACAAATGTTTGTATTGTAAATAGAAAAAGATGAGCTAAATTAAATGCCCATCTTCTTTGATAGATATTATAAATCTAATAATTCTTGTTTCTTTTTATTAAATTCTTCTTCTGTAATGATTCCATCATCCAATAGTTCTTTATATTTTCTTATTTCTGAAGCTGAGGAAATTGTTGATGTATTGGAATTTGTAGCAGAAATATTTCTTCTTTTTAAATTATAAATAATTTCGTTTAAAGAATCACTTATCCTATCAACAGTATCTTTATCAACTGCAACATTCAATACTTTACCAAGAGTATCAATAGTTAATGTACCCAACAGCATTCCTCTTTTTTTACTAATATTATTTAAATTGTCTAATATAATACTTTGTACATTATTGCCTATCATTTTTTGTTGAGCTACAATTAAACGTTTATTAGTTAATGCGTATGCATAATTATTGTCATGCTTAGTTGATGAGATATAATTATGCAATCCTACAAAGCAGAAGATTACGTATTCGTCACTGTTAAGTTGATCTGATATTAAGTTAAAATGATGAGTTGTCCATTTTTTAGTCATTCCTTTACCGTAGCCGTATTTAAGACAAAATTCTACCATCTCTTCAGTGGTTCTCATTCTATCATTACCTATATCATGATTGTTTTGTGCAGTATGATCAGATATGTTTAATTTTCTTTTTTCTGATGGATCCTTATCTAAATCTTCTAAATTCAAAGATCTTATTATTTTATAAGGAGTAGTCATACCGTAACCAGCTTTTTTCATACAATTGCCGCAAACAATTTGTTTATCTTTGATTTTATATGAAGTTAAGCCAATTTTACCTCCGCACTTTGCACATTGTTTACTCAC